CAGCGACATGGGTGCCGAATTCTTCCCTGATCGGGACAATGAAGCCCCGGCCACAGTCTTCGATCACGTCGTGGAGGACGGCTGCAATGGCGACATCTTCACTACCGCCGTACTCCATGGCCATGGCCGAGACAGCAAGCGGGTGTGAAATGTAAGGCACCGTAGTGCCGGTTCTGAATACGCCGTAGTGGGCAGAGGTGGCCAAGGCCACCGCCTTGGCGTAGCGTGGTGTTGTCATAACGGTCTCCAGATAAAAATGTCCATCAACAACACGGCCATGGCCGCGATGTAGATGATCGTGAGGGCAAAGGTTTCGCGGGTCATGCGATCCCCTGTTCTTTGGCAGCAGCCAAAATGATTTTGTCCATCTTGGCCTCGATCAACTCTTCGGTCGTTTTGCAAACCAGCGTGTTGTATCTGTAGTTCTGCTTGATCTCCCTGGGCACGCCAGGGATGCGAAACACGGTGCTGAACTCGCGGGCCTTGTTGCAAAGGCCGTTGTTGTACAGGTCGTAATAGCAGTTCTGGGCCTTGCGAAACTTCTCAAGGTTTTTGCTGGCGGTCTTCGCGTCGGGTACGGACCCAAACGGGGGCAACCGTTTTGTTAACTCTTCGACCAGGTTTTGATACTGGCCTTTGCTTTCCCAATATGTCATGTCAGTCTCCAAAGAATTCAGCCAAGATGTTTCTCAGCACATACCGGGGTTCGGTATCAGAGGCACCGAATTCCGAGTACAGGTCCAAGACTTTGCAGGCTTCAAAGTAAGCCTTGTCTTTGTTTGGCGCAGCGTTGATGATGGCCGCGACCTCGATGTTGATGGCCCTTGCAGCCGGTTCGCAGTCCCGGTTGCCTGTGTACAGGTCCCAGTCGTCGCCGGTCAGTTCAAGCGTCATGGCTTTTTTGATGATTACGTTTCTCATGTGTCCTCCTGAGTCCTGGCAACCGGCCAGATCGGAGTGCAAGCGCACTGGTCAGGGCACCCGGGTGGATGCCCTGCACCGCTGTGCTTACGCGGTCAACAAGTCCAAGGCGCGGGACTTGAGGTCAGCGCCTGCACCCCACTGGGATGCAACGAAGCGGTTCTCATCGCTACGAGCGCGGACGTGGTGGTCAGCGTATTCGGTGACCGCGTTGAGGAAGCCCCAGCGTGTACCGAAGACACCGTCCATGGTGGAGCCCATGCCGCCGCCGTTGAAAAGGTCGAGGACCTTCTTGAAACCGGCAGTCTCACGGGCCTTGTCACCGCCACCGAAGAGCGTGACGGCCATATCGCCAGCTTGCTCTTCGTGCATGTCGACGTTGGCCAGGCTTGTCACTGTGTGACGGAAGGCATCCCATGCAGCAGTGTTCAGGCCCATGAATTCTTTGATTGATTCAGGGTTGAACACAGAGCGGTGAGTCACCTTGAATGACGCGGGAGCGTCAGCTATGGCCATCTGCAAAGTGTTCTTGCAGACGGTGCGAACAGTGGTACGACGTACCTCAGTGGACAGCGACCCGTCAGCCGAGGTGCTGATCAGGATGTAGCCACCGATCTTGTCGGCCAGTGAAGCGGGAGAGGCTTCGCCGATCTTGGCCGTAGCCCAGAAACGCTTGCCACCGTAGATCGTGCCAGCAGCTGACAACTCCAGGCCACCGGCCTTGGCGATGTCGCGGAAGAACTCGATCACTTCACCAGGCTGCACGACCTGGTACTTGCGGGACACGACACCCAGGGGTGCTTTCGTGTCGGAGCGGAACAGAACGTGCTGGTCCGGCAATTCCACCTGGCCACCGTTGTATTCGGTGTTGAAACGGACGATACCGCGCTTGATCTTCCAGTCCATGCCAGCGGCCTCGCGCCAAGCATCGAGGCTAGTGCCGTCGGCGAGTGCTTGGCCAAGGCCGTGCCAGGGTGTTCCGTCCGAAGCCAAGTAGGCAAATTCGACACGGCCATTAGCGCGGGTTGTGAGTTCGTGAGACATGATTCATTTCCTTTATAAAAAACCAAGCAGTTGCGGTCGCCTGGATACACCGCCAATACCCGGCACGCCGGGCATTGCAAGGGCTATGCGCCCTCCATTTCAAACAACCAGTCACCACCCATGGCAGCTTCGACGAAGCTGATGCTGCCCTTGGTGCCCTCTTTCACGTCATCCCTTGAGGGGATCACGTTGCCCCAGTAGTCACGGGCAGCAGCTGGTCCAAGCAGGCAGTGGCCGGAGTTGATGGCGGCCATCATGGCCCGGCCATAGCTGCCTTCCATTGACCAGTGACCGGCGTTGATAGCGCGCTGCACACTGAGGTAGTAGTCGAGTTCATCGAGAGACAACCCAGCGTCGAGCATCAGTTCTTCGATAGCCATATCAGTTCTCCAAGGGTTTGGTTTCAGCGGCCATCAGGTTGTAGCTGATGGTTGTGTACTTGGTGACCAGGTCGGCGGGAGCTTTGAGCTCCTGGGCAACCTTGGACCAGGCAGTGGTCTTTTTCTCGGGGGTCAACTTGACCGTGGTGACGTACATGCTGCCTCTGTAAGTGCCAGCACCCAACAACTTGATTTTGCTTTTCAAGTCTTCGGCCTGTTCTTGCAGGGCGTCGATCTGGTCTTCCAACAGGCCGAGCTGATCAACCATCTTCAAAGCGGTAGTATCCATAAAATCTCCAAACAAACACCAGCAACCGGCTGGCACGGAGTGTTGATCACACTGCACTGCACCCTGTCACGGTGCAGCACGCTGGGATCAAGCAGGGGCAAACAGCTTGCGACCTTCACGCATGAACACGCGGAAGGCAACAGCTTCGCGGTTGTCGAGTTCGTCGTTGGCGAGCATCTCTTCCATGACGAGCAGCATGTCCAGGAAGGTCATGCCGTAAATCTCGCGCTTGTCGTCGATGATGTTGATTGCGGTTGTGATGTCCATGTTTATCTCCAAACTGAGTAAGGTTCGCCACCGCTGAGTGCAATGTCGTAGGGTGAAACGATTGGTGTGAATTTGCGGGCGCTGTTCATAATGTTGACAGCGTTGTCGTAGAAGTCTTCGCGCAAGGTGTCGAGGCGTTTGCCGCCAGATTCAACGAGCGGGAAGTTAGCTTCGATCAGCAACACGGCGATCGGTCTTTTGCGGTAGGTCATACGACCTCCGGTGTGTAGGCGTTGACGTACTCGATTTCATAACCGAGGGCCTTGATCGCGACCAGGTCGCTGGTGCTGAAGGTCTTTGTGCCGACCAGGGCAGCAAGCAACTCAGCAGTGCGGTTGCCTGGTGCTGGGTAAACTTTGGGAAGGCCGTACACCGATTTGATTGTCAAAACGACAGTTGGCATGTCTATCTCCTGAAAGTACCGGGCTGTTATGGCCGCCCGGATACGCCGTGCCGCTTACGCGGCCTCGAACGTCACTTCAGCAACGTCCATGATTCCGGCCAAACGACCGTTTGCATTGATCGAGTATTCGATCTGTTCGACAGTCGGTTTGTAACAACCGCTGTAGTCAGCTTGTTGGCCGCACTTGCGTGAGCCTTCAAACCACACCAGTGAAATGATGTTGCCAACTGGCGCACCCTTCACTGTGTAAACCTGGGCGTCGGCGTGTTGACCACGCACAATCAATAACCCAGGACGCATGTCTTGCTTTTTGTAGCGCATGACCATCCTTTCAAAATACCAAGCAGTTGCGGTCGCCTGGATACACCGCCAATGCCGAGCACGCTAGGCATTGGAAGGGCCGAAGCCCTGGGGGTTAGGAGTTCAACCACTCCTCAAAGGTTTTGATTGGCAAGCCGAGAGACTCGGCACATGCCACGTAGATTTGATAACGCGATTGCAGGCTTTCCATATTTACTCCTTGAAGTTAAGTTCCGTAAGTTCCCCATGCGGGCATTTCCCACAGCCATTCGGCTGCTGAGTAGGGCAGTGACTCCCTAGTCCGTTCGTTGTTGGCGTATGCAACCAGGGCCGCGCGGTCCGACCGAAGCCGTTCGAGCGTGGCAGTTACATGCGCATCAGGCCGGTACGACTCGAACATCTTGATGTTGAAGTCGATCTTGGCAAGTGCTTTTTCCATGCTAATCTCCAAAGTACCAAGCAGTCACGGTCGCCTGGATACACCGCCGGAAGGCAGCACGCTGCCCTCTGGATCATCCTTCGCACTCGTCAGTCTGGGGGACTGGTTCTTAGCGGTCTGGCCTTTGGGTTCCCTGGTCGGTACTTCGTAATCAGCTGGTTCCCTTTTTGTATCCCCCTGGTCCTTCGGGGCGGGGTCGTTACCGACCACGAATTAAATGTACCACACTGACAGGCACTGTCCAGTAATATTTAAGTTTAGGCACAAATACAACAGAAATAGTTTTGCAAGCGTTGTTTTTGCGCAACAAATATTTTGTGTTTTTGCAGGTTTTTAGCCACTTGACCCGGTTTGCACGCTGGACTACACTCTTCGCGGGACCGTGCGTCTCAAAAAACTGTTAACAAAGCCGCCTGATAGGCGGCTTTTTCATTGGGAAAATCATGCAACAAATCACAATCACCGTCGGCGACGACGGCAGTATGACTGTCGAAACAAGCGAGGGTGGAGAGCCGTATCAATGTCAAAGCACCGATGAGTGCTTGCAGTACGTCGGCATGATCCTCAAGGAAGAATCGGGCGAAGGCCCACAAGAGCAATCCACTGAAGGGTCGGAAAACTACGGCCAGATGTGGGAGCAAGAGGCGGCCAGCCGCAAACCCCAACCGGGCCTGATGGCCTAACCAAGGAGCTAAACATGCAAAGCTATTCAAACCCAGAATCCCGTAACACCATGCGTGCAGCGGGCAACCCGATGAAAACCGGTGCAGCTATCGGCGGCGGCGGCAATCAAACACAAGGCGCTGGCATGCTGCCAGGCAAAGTGCCCGTGCCCATGCCTGGTACAGACACAACCCAGCCCGAGTACAAGTCTCAAGCTGGCAAGATGAAAGCCCCCATGGGCTTTAACAACGGCTTGATCACCGGCAAAATCTAATGGCAACGAAACCCGGCTTGTACTCCAACATCCAGGCAAAACGTGCCAGGATCGCAGCGGGCTCTGGCGAGCGCATGCGCAAGCCGGGTGCCAAGGGTGCGCCAAGCAAGGCCGACTTCGTGGAGTCGGCCAAGACTGCCAAGACCGGCATCATCAGCAAGGCCATGAAATGAAGAGCCCAGCCTGGCAACGATCCGAAGGAAAGAACCCCGAAGGGGGCCTCAATGCGAAGGGTCGCGCCAGTGCCAAGGCTGAGGGTATGAATCTCAAGGCCCCAGTGAAGGCTGGCGACAATCCACGTCGTGCGAGCTTCCTGGCCAGGATGGGCAACATGCCCGGTCCTGAGCGCAAAGACGGCAAGCCTACCCGGTTGCTGCTTAGCCTCAACGCCTGGGGCGCGAGCTCAAAGGCAGACGCCAAGGCCAAGGCCAAAGCCATCAGCGCACGCAACAAGCCTGGCATCATTCGCAAAGCAATGAAGGATTGACATGGATAAGCCAATCGTTAAACAGTATCAGTTCGACAAAGTGCAAACCAAAGACGGGCAAACGAAATACCTGATCGATGGAAGCGAAGTCGCGCCTGATGCTTGGCAGCGTCTAAAGGATAAAACCAGTCAGCTCATGGACGACACCATGGCCGACATAGACGCTGAGAGCGATGCAACATTTGGCGACATGGGCGATATGAAAGCCAAGGCGCAAGGCGTCTTGCGGAAAGCGATGAGCAAGTAATGGGACGTAAAACCGGAGCAACTCGATTGGCTGAACTGGCAGGCGCACCGCCCCGGCTCGCCTCGGTCGAGGACCTCGAGGCTGCTGGCCCTACGCCTTCGCACAGACACGCAAAGCAAATCTCAAGCAAGAAGCCTATGGGCATCAACCTCAAAGCGGTGGCCGAGGCTTTGCGCGAGGCTGGCATGGACCCGGCTGTCGAGATGATCAACATCTTGCAGCGCCAGGTCCCAGTGCGTGACGCCAGCGGCAAACCGCGCGTCGATCCTGAAACCAAAAAGCCAATGATGGTCGATGCCATCGACGCGGACACCAAGCTGCGCGTGCTCAACGAGATGCTGCAATACACGCAACCAAAGCTCAAGTCTGTCGAGATGAAAGTCTCCGGCAACCTGGAGCTCACAGCTGAGCAGCTCGACAATCGATTGGCCATGTTCTTGTCAAGGGCTGCACGCAAATGAAGATCGACGACCTCGACCTCTCTCGACTTGATCTGTCATTGCTCAATCACGAAGAGAAGCTCGAAGTCTATGAGCTGCTGAGGATCAAAGACATTCGCGCCAAGCGCAACCGCTTGGCAACCTACAAGCCATACGCCAAGCAGGTGGATTTCCATCAGGCTGGCGCATCATTCCGTGAGCGTTTGTTCATGGCCGGTAACCAGCTTGGCAAGACGTGGGCTGGCGCATTCGAGACCGCGATGCACTTGACTGGCCGCTACCCTGCCTGGTGGAAGGGCACCCGATTCCCTTACGCGATCCGCGCAATGGTTGGGTCCGAGTCTGCCGAACTGACACGCAAAGGCGTGCAGCGTTTGCTGCTTGGTCCGCCTGAAGTGCGCGACGAATGGGGCACTGGCTCAATTCCACATGAGTGCATCCGCGACACCAGCATGAAGCAGGGCGTGCCGGACGCAGTGTCCAGCATCGTCGTGCGTCACGACTGTGGCGAGGATTCGGTCATTCAGTTCAACTCATACGACCAGGGCCGCACCAAGTGGCAGGCCGACACAGTCAATTGGGTATGGTTCGATGAGGAGCCACCACTAGGGGTTTACTCTGAGGGCTTGACCCGCACGCAGGCTGTCGGTGGCCAGGTGTGCGTGACCTTCACGCCTTTGCTGGGTATGTCCGATGTGGTCAAGCGTTACCTGATCGACAAGCCCACGGGCACCAACGTCACCAATATGACGATTCACGATGCCGAGCACTACACAGAAGAGCAGCGTGAAGCCATCATCGCCGCATACCCTGAGCACGAGCGCGAAGCACGGGCAAAGGGCATTCCTATCCTGGGCAGCGGGCGCATCTTCCCGGTTGCCGAAGAGGCAATCAAGGTAAGACCTTTCCCGGTCCCGGCACACTGGCCGCGCATCATGGGTATCGACTTCGGTGTGGACCACCCAACCGCAGCCGCCTGGATGGCATGGGACCGAGACAGCGACACGATCTATGTCACCGACTGCTACCGCAAGAGTGAGCCTGGCATTGCCGGGCACGCCATGGCCGTTCGGGCCAGGGGTGAGTGGGTGCCAGTTGCCTGGCCGCATGACGGCTTGCAACGTGACAAGGGCGGCTCCGGCGAACAGCTGGCCAAGCAGTACCGCGACCAGGGATTGAACCTGTTGAAGGATCGAGCTACATTCGAGGATGGCAGCAACGGCGTAGAGGCCGGACTGTCTGAGATGCTGACACGCATGCAGACCATGCGCTTTCGGGTGTTCGCTCACCTGGAGGATTGGTTCGAGGAGTTCCGCCTGTACCACCGCAAAGACGGCCTGGTCGTCAAGCAAGCTGATGACTTGATGTCAGCTACCAGGTACGGCATGATGATGCGCCGGTTTGCCAAGACGCAAGAAGAAGCCGAAGTCCGCATACGCGGCAACAAGATGCCCAACATCACGCCGTTTGGCGTGTTTGACCCTGTGACTGGATACTGACATGCCAAAGTTTGACCCGGAAGGTTCGGACTACGATTACGATACCGCCAAACAAGGCGGCCTTGGCCCGACCGGCACTGGCGAAAACCAAGGCCATTGGGGCTCGGTCACCCGTGCCAGCAAACAAGATCGCCAACGACATGGCCTGCCTGCCGAGAGCTACATCGTTCTCAAAGGTAGGGGCCACGAAACGTGGGACAAGGCAGAGGAAGCTGAGCGTGCGCGAGGCGCTGCGATTATCAAGCTGGGCGACCGATACTTTTCGGTGCCCGAGAAGTGGGCCGCCGAGAAAAGCATGTGGGATGAAGAGGCCGCTAAGCGTTCAACAGAGGATCGGAAATAACCATGCAACAACCTTACAACATGATGCCGCAAAAAGACACGTCGCCCGCGCAAGCTAACGTGGCCGCGATGAACCAGGCCGCTGCACGCAACACGGCCATGCAGGGTGCCAAGTCTCAGAACGCACCAGCGATGGCATCAGGCCGCGAGGTCATGCGGCGACCACCCACATTGCAGCCGGTCCAAGGTGGCCTGGTCGACGGTCAAGCGGTCAAGACCGGCATTAGCCCTGAGAATCGCAACATCAAACAAACCATGGGCACGGGCATCATCTCTGCCCAGATGAACCGCCCAGCCTGACAGGACAAACAAATGAAGCCCCAACAAATCGATGTAGAAGTGGACGTTGTCGATCCAGAGATGGAGCGGGAGCGCACGCAGGAACGCCTGCAAGCGTTCGGCCAATCCATGGCAAACCAGCGCGACGACTGGATTCGTTCCCGCTACAGCTATGGCGTCGACAAGCGTTGGATCGAGGACGAGGATCAGTACAACGCCAAGGACAACATCGCCAAGCAGGCCAGCCAGATGATGACGTCGGTGGAGCAGGGCTACCCGGTCACCACGCAAATGGCCAAGCCCCACCGCTCGACCGTCTACATTGGCTTGACCAGGCAGAAAACCAATGCGGCAGAGGCACGCATCTCCGACATTCTGCTGCCCACCGACGACCGCAACTGGGGCATCAAGCCCACACCGAAACCCACGCTCATGGCCATGAGCCGTGACACCCAAATGGCCGGTGACAAAGAGACTGGCCAACCGTTGCTGAACCCAGAGACTGGCCAGCCGTTGGCCATGCGCGACATTGCGCGTGCTGCCATGGAGACCGCCCGCAAGAAATCAGACGCCATGCAGCTGGAGATCGAAGACCAGCTGGTCGAGTGCGACTACAACGGCGAGTTGCGCAAAGTGATTCACAACTCGGCCCGCTTGGGCACCGGCGTGATCAAGGGGCCGATCGTCACCAACCGCACGCGCAAAGCCTGGCAGCCATACAAGGACATGCAGGGCAACACAATCCACCAGCTGGACATCGTGACCGAAGTGACACCTGCGTCATTCAGCATTGACCCTCGCAACGTCTGGCCAGACCCGGGCTGCGGCGACTCGATCCACAACGGCAAGGGCATCTACGAGCGCGAGCAGTTGACCAGCCGCCAAGTCCGTGACTTGGCCAAACAGCCCGGGTACATGAAAGAGCAGATTCGCAAAGTGCTGGAAGAAGGGCCAAAGAAGTCGGTCACCTTTCAGGAACTGAAGGACGACGACCAGCGCGACATTGCACGCGACGTGTACGAGATGTGGAGCTATTGGGGCGAAGTCGACCACGACGACCTTGAGGCAGCAGGCATCAAGCTGGGTGAGAAGGACGAACTCCGCGCGGTCAGCGCATGCGTCGTGATGATCAACAGCACCATCGTCAAGGCATACCTCAACCCGCTTGAAGGCGGCGAGTTGCCATACGACTTCTACGTTTGGGAGCGCGTGTCTGACAGCGTGTGGGGCTATGGTATTCCCTACCTCATGCGTGCACAGCAAAAGGTCCTCAACGCTGCATGGCGTCAGATGATGGACAACGCCGGTGTATCCAGCGGGCCACAGATCATCGTCAAGGCCGGAGCCATCCAGCCAGCAGACAAGCAGTGGCAGATCAGCGCACGCAAAATATGGTTTGCCACCGACGAAGTGGACGACGTGCGCAAGGCATTCACCGCAGTGGAATTCAACAGTCACCAAACCGAGCTATCGGGCATCATCAAGATGGCCATGGAGCTGGCCGACATGGAGACCGGTGTGCCGGTCATCATGCAAGGCGAGAAGGGCGCAGCACCTGACACTGTTGGCGGCATGCAGATGCTGATGAACAGCGCCAACGTGGTGTTGCGCCGTTTGGTCAAGCAGTTCGATGACATGATCACACGCCCGCACATCCGCCGCTACTACGACTACAACATGATGTACAACGAGGACGAAGAGGTCAAGGGCGACTTCAGCATCGACGCCCGGGGATCATCGGCCCTGCTGATCCGAGACATCCAGAACCAGGCGTTCTTGAACCTACTGGCCGCTGGAGCGAACCCGGTGTACGGCATATACCTGGATACCCAAAAGCTATTCGAGAAGGCCCTACAGGCCCAGCACATCGATCCCAAGGACGTGTTTAAGTCCGAGGACGAGCTGGAGAAAATCAAAGAGCAGCAGAAGAATCCGCAAGAAGCACCGCCCGATCCAGCCATGGCCGTGGCCCAGCTGCGTGGCCAGATCGAGATGGAGAAAGCCAAGGCCCAGAACGCGGGCGATATGGCCGAGTTGCAGGTACGCCAATCGATTGCCCAGCAAGAAGGCGAAATACGCATGGCCGAGATGCAGCTCACGCGCGAGATCGAGATGCTGAAGATGGCCAACACCCAGAACCTCACACTCGAACAGATCAAGGCCAAGCTGGCCGACACGGCAATGCGCGAACGCGGCAAGAAAGAGCTGTACGCGGCAGAAGCAAATTTGAAAATGACCACTGGTCAAGGCATCTAAACCTGAAAGGAAATCATCATGGCATCAATCAGCGCAACCGTTAGCCGCGACACGGCTCCCGGCGCAATCATCGTTACCTGGGCATTAGGCATTGCGGACAGCGGGCTGCCGTACCAGCTCAGCTCAGCATCGGACCTAACGTGCCACACGTTTGGCACGTTTGGCGGAGCCACCATCACTTGGCAGGGATCGAGCGACGGCACTAACTGGCACGCGATGACGCAGAAAAGCGGCACGTCCAACATGGCCTACACCACCACTGGCAACCATTCACCCAACGAGATGCCCCCGTTCATTCGGCCCATCTCCGCAGGCGGTACAGGCACCGCGATCACGGCATCTTTGTGCATCTACCCGCGTTGGTCCAAGAACCAATTTTGATCACTTGCGCACCACCCCCTGCCTGGCATAGAATCTCGGCAGGGACCTTGCGTCCAAAAATTACATAGCCAGGCAATGACCTGGCTTTTTTGATGGCATGAACGAATACACCTCCGATACCTGGCACAAACTGCGCAAATGGGCTGAAGCAGAGCTCGAACGCGCACGCGTGCGGAACGACGCCGTGGGACTCTCCGAACACGACACGGCTGCGCTTCGGGGTGAGATCAGGATGCTCAAACGATTTCTCGACTTGCCGCAAGCGGCAACTCGGGGTGTAGTGGTTGAGCCGGACTGAAAGTCCCGCACAACCTGTCTGAGTGACCGCCTTTGGGCGGTCTTTTTATTGGAGAGCGAAAAGTGGAACAACAACTATCCGAAGAGGAAACGCAGAAACTCTGGAACGAAGAAGCCGCAAAACTTGAATCCGGTGATAACACACCCGCATTCGAGGCCCAAGGCACTGTGCCGGTAGACCCGCCACAGGAAGACCCTCAACCCCAGGCCGCTGCGCCAGCTCAAGGACAAGAAGCTGATCCGCTGGCAGGACTTCCAGAACCCGTGAAGCAGGCCCTGGCCCGCATCACAGAACTGGAGACAGCCAACTCTCAACTGCTGCACCACGTAAAGACCGCCGAGGGTCGCGTGGCCGCAATGCAACGTGAGTTCCAGCAGGCACGACAGGCGCAACAAACCGTTGCCCCTGATGACGCGCCTTCGCAGGGACAAATGTCCGCAGCGGCCAGGAACCCCGAG